TGGAATATTTTGACCGCCTGTTTGAAATACTGTTTTGGGATCAGCTCCTTGTCGGATTGCATTTCCTATTTTCATAGCTTGGTCGTATTTAGCGTTTTCTTTGGCTAAGATTTCATCACGAGAATTGAAAAGTTGTTCGTCAAATTCTGGAGATGATTTTATGCACTCTTCTATAAATCGTTGTTGTTTTGTTTGATCAATTGTATCATGATCGATTTCGTTTTTCCAAACAAGTAGATATTCATCTGGAACTTCAAATAAAATAGAATTACATATTTTACAATAGTTATTATTATCCCATGGCATTTTTCTAGTTATATTACCACATTTTTTACAATATTTTAACATAATATTATACCTCCAAATTATATTATATTGTACCATATATAAACAATATTAACAAGGATTCAAACACCTTGAAAAAATAGTATGATATTCAAAACATTTAACAGTGGGAAAGGTACATTTTCTTCACAGTTTGGAGTGTTGGGAAAATCATTTGAGGATATTGGAAGTCGTTTTAAAAAAATGTCAGATGAACTAATATCTACTAATGATTATACAATATCAAACATTGTAAATGCATGGAAAAATTCTTCAATAAAAAAAGATTTATCAGATAAATTTATAATTACTCAAGAAGATATACAAGATAAGTTTATAGATTTGTCTATTTATGACAATTTTAATGAAAATAAAGCCAGTTCAATTCTTAAAAACTTACAAATAACAAATGAACAAGTAGAAGCTAATGCAACCACATGGGATGCGTATTTACAAGGGTTTAAAGATCAACCTGAAATGCAATGGCAAAAAGAATTTATCCAAACAATGGATATTCAGAAAGCTACTACTGAAGATGTAGTTAAAGCCCAGAATACAGCACGTGAATCTGCGGTTGCATATAATAATAGCCTTCAACAGATGACTATCGGAGCAAAAGCTGCAAATATTGCTATGAAAGCATTAGCAATGGTCGGTAATATGGTAGCAATGTATGCTATTACTAAATTAATTACCGCATATGATGATTATAAAAAGAAAATACATGAAGTGGCCGAAGAAGCGTCAGAGCAAGCAGAGAAATCAGCTGAATATGTAGATAAATTGGCTGATCTTCAAAAAGAGTTAAATGATGGTACGAAAAGTTCTGACGAATTAACATCTGCTTTTAAAGAACAATTAAAGACAATGGGTTATACCAGTTCTGAAATTGATAATCTCATCGAAAAGTACAATGGATTGTCTGGTGCTATTAGTGAAGCAACGAGAGAGGCATTAGATAATGCTCAAACAGATGCATATGTCGATGTTGCATCATCCAGTAAAGCTTTGACGTTGGATGCTTATGGTGGATTAACGAAAGATATTTTTATTCAGTCTGTTTCAACTGGAAATACTGATCTTGATAAAGAAATATCTAAAATGTTGTCTTCTGTTGCATCTAAATCAGCTGATCAGGGAAAAGCTTGGATATCAAAGGATAATTCAGCAGAGGGATTATATGAATACTACAATGTATTAAAAGATATATCACAGCTCATCCAACAAACGGCCAAAGAAACGGATAATGATGACTTATTAAATTTAGGAAGTATGTTTAATACTACTATGTATGGCGAAATCACGGAAGCCATAGATAAGTTAAAAGATTCTGCCGAAGAGTATGGCGAAGCTATTAATAGATTAAATTCTATTGATGCTCAAATTGAATTAGCTGATTATTTAAAGACAAACGATATCAACACACAAGAAGCTTTTGATGCATATATTTCTGGTATTCAAAATAGCACTGATTATTCTGAGACATACAAAAAAGTATTAATTGATGTTGCAAATAATGCATTTCCTCAATTTGTGAATGCTGTAAAAAATGCAGATGCTGCTCTTTCTGGATTAGGTAATGAAACACCGATTTTGTCATTTACCCAGGCTATATCTCAAGTACAGGAATTATCTAAAGGTTTCGACCAGCTTGACAAAATCTATGCTGATGTTCTCAACAAAGAAGATTTTGATTGGTCTTCTATCCTCAATAACACTTCATTTACAGAAGTATTTGGTAAGACCGAAAATGTCACAGAGGAATACAAAGCAGCATACGATGACTTCATTAAGACTATTTCTAATAGTCCTGATGATATTAATAAGTGCCAAGAGGCATTTAACAATCTTGCTACGGAGTATGTGAATGATTCTGGAGCATTAAAGAATCTGACCGAAGAAAATAAGCAAGCAATTACTACTATGCTTGAACAGATGGGTGTTTCTAATGCGGAAGAAGTAGTAACTGCTACTCTTGCTCATAACAAAGAAGAGCTTACATTACAGAATATCCTTCTTGCAAATTCAACCATGGATTTATCTACAGTTACCGCAGACGAAATCCAACGTTTGTTAGATGAAGGTGTGGTTACACAAGAGGTTGCAAAACAGTTAGCTGCTTATGCTGCTGAAAAACAGTATACAAACAATAAGGTAATCAATACAGAAGCCGATTGTAATAACTTGATTGCACTGATGAAGACAGCGGAAGGTACAACTGAAGCTGTAGCCAAGTTAGAGAAACTTAAGGCCAGACTTTATAATGATGATGGAACTGCAAAGGTTATTTCAAACGAGGAACGCAAGAATGTTGAGCGAGCCATAAATAACATTGCTGCTGAATTCAATGCGAAAGTATCTGAAACAATCAAAATTCCTCAGATGACTTATAACGGTGGTTCTTCAACGCAGAAAGTTCGTGATGATTTAAGTAAGGCAGCCGATTCCGCAAAGAAAACAGCTGATGATCTCTATAACGATCTAAAAGAGCAAATCGATGCTTATATGGATTACATGGAGAAATCCTTGGATGCCGGTAAGATTGATTACAATATGTACTGCTCTTCTGTCAAAAATTATCTCGATGATCTTTATAATTCTGGAAAACTAAAAGCAAAGGATTACTTTGATTATACGGAGAAAATGCTTAACAAGCAAAAAGATATCTATGATAAGGTAATCTCTGCTGTAGTTGATCGTTTAGAAGAAGAAGTGGATAAATGGCAGGAAAAGATTGATGAGTTAGAATCTGCTAATGATAAACTTAATGACAATCTATCCAACATGGATTCTGCTCTCGATGCGATTGACAGAGTTTATGATAATGAGATTGATCGTATTCAGGCTATTATAGATGGATTGAAAGATGCAAATGATGAGCGTGATCGTACTCTTGCTCTCGAAAAAGCTAAATATGAATTAGAAAAAGCATATTCTCAAAGAATTAAAAAGGTAAAACATATGCCTACTGCTATAGTAATATAGCACATGCAAGCAACTATATCGGTTAAAAAGTGATGGGACACTCAAGACCGAGGAAAGACTAATTTTAGATATTTTTGAACTTTACATTTTTTGTGAAGTTCTTTTTTATTTTAGAGAATAATATAGGAAGGAGGAAATATGTCAAAAAGAAAAACTCAGGACGAATATATAAAAGAAGTTGCAGAATGTAATCCATATGTTGAAGTATTAGCGGAATATATTAATGCAAATACAAAAATTTTACATGGATGTAAAAAATGTGGAAATACATGGATGCAAAAGCCGTCTCATATTCTTGCTGGTCATGGTTGTCAAAAATGTGGCATAGAAACAAGAAAAATAAAAAGTAGATTTAGTAATGAAATATTTTTACAAAAATTAAATAACAAAAATAAATATATTCGACCATTAGAAGAATATACTGGTATGAATAATAAAATGAATTATGAGTGTCTAATCGATGGTTATAAATGGAATGCATTACCATCTTCTGTTTTACAAGGTCATGGATGCCCAAGATGTGCAAACACGGAACGATATACTACTGAAATATATACTTCAAAAGTACATAAAATTAATGCTAATATTATAATATTAGGAGAATATACAAAGTCTAATGAAAGAATAAAATGTCAATGTAAAATATGCAATTATATTTGGAACCCTATTGCAAGCAGTTTGCTTCAAGGTTTCGGATGTCCAAAATGCAATAAGGGTATGCGAACTACAAAGCAATATAAGAATGATTTAAAAATTAAAAATCCTACAATAATATGCATTGATGATTTTATAGATATTAGTACAAAAATATTGCACAAGTGCTTAATATGTTCACACGAATGGTATTTATTACCGAATAACGCATTATCAAAAGCAAAATGTCCTGTTTGCTCAAAATTGAATCATTATATAACATATAGTAATAAATTTATAAACATGCTTAATAAAAAGCATATTAAGTGTTTATCTGGTTATAATGGGGCACAAAATCCGGTTTCTTGTGAATGTATGAACTGTGGATATATATGGAATGTTAAATGTGCAAATTCACTATATTATTGCGGATGTCCAAAATGTAATTCATCATTTTCTAAAGGAGAAGATTATATTTCTGAATATTTAACAAATCTAAATGTAGACTTTAAACGACAGAAAAAATACAATGTATTAAGGGGTGTTGGAAATTTACCATTATCATACGATTTTTATTTGCCATTATATAATACATTGATTGAATTTCAAGGCAGACAACATTTTTATCCAATAGATTATTTTGGTGGTTATAAAACTTATATAATTCAACAAATTCATGATTTACGAAAGCGTAAATATGCAAAAGAACATAATATTAATTTTCTTACGATTTGGCATGATGAAATAGATAAAGTTCCAAAAATATTAAATCGATATCTAAATAATCTAAAATTAGAATCCGTAACGACTGTAATACCATCTATAGCAATATAATGGTTTCGTTGCTCTCCTACTCTTCAATTCAGAAGAAAGAGGATGAAGATACAGTCTGAACTCACACAATAATCCCAACTAAAATAAAATGTGAGAATACGCCAGAAATGACGTATCGCCATAAATAATATTTTATGGTCAGTAGCCAGACATGGTGAAAGTAACAGCTTTGATATGTAGAAAACCGTGGATACATCTATGATGTAGACTATGACACAATCAGAGATGCACAGAACACTTATGATGATGCTGAATTAGATCTGAAAACATCAGAATTGTCGAAGCAAATATCTGAACTAGAAAACTTTAAATCCAAGTGGGATGATGTTAAAAATGCTTATCAGTATAATATTGATAAGATGAATGCTACAGCCCTACTTGGTTCCGAATATCAGAAATTAATTCTCAATAACAATATCTTAGATGTTGAAAATTTCAAGAGTCAATATGTGAGTATTCAACAGCAGATCAACAGTAATAAAGAACTGATTAAGTCTTATAATGAAAAAGTTGATTATTACAATAAGCTGAAGGAACAATGGCAATCCATTACTGATGAATATGATAAACAGAGGAATGCACAGTATGCCAGTCAGGTACTCGGTGCAAACTGGGAGAATGATGTTCTGAATGGTAGATTGTCTACGTGGAATAATTTTAGAAATCAATATGTTTCTCTTCAGCAAGCTATTGCTGATGCTCAAGTCCAATCTGCTAATGAGCAGATTAAAGCATTACAGGCATTAGCCGATGCGGCATGGGCATCAGCAAATGAGCAAATCAATGCTGCTAAAGAAGCACAGAAAGCAGCTTCTGGAAGTACTGGTTCTGCCGGTTCCGTAGGATCTGCTTATAATGTGTCGGGAATGATTAGTGCCGGTGCACCTACCAGTGTCATCAACAAGATCACTGGAAATAAGAGTAATACAAGTGCGGCCGCCACTGCTGATCAGCGGAAGAATAATTCTCATATTATCATGTCCAATGAACAGAAAAAGACCATTGCTGCATCAAAGAAACATGTTAGAAAGTATGCAAAAGGTGGTGTTGTCAAGATCAATCCTGACGATTTGTTAGCTGATCTTGCTAAACAGCATGGCGAAGATGGATTCGTTATGGCTCGTAATGGTGAACGTGTTCTTACTCCTAACCAAAATGCGTCTTTTGAGAAGTTTGTTGATTTGATTACTGGTATGAATATCGCACCGCAGATGCTTATGCCTGATTTCACAAGATTCGCAACTGGCAATTCAACTGACAACTCTTCTGTCATTGTTAATATTGGCGACATAAATCTTCAGGGTGTTCAAAATGCAGAACAACTTGGAGACGCTATTATTAAACGTCTTCCTGGATATATTACTCAGAAGTTTAACAATAAACAAAGATAATTTTATGGAGGGTAGTTTTATGCTACTCTCCTTTTCTATGGTGATTTTATGGAAAATACTGAACGTGCATTAGATACATTAACACAATGTATTTATAAAGCAATTGATAAAAAAATAGAAAAATTATTTTGTGATTATGAGGCGATTGTTCTTTCTAGTGAAGGAGATTATTGCACTGTTTTGATTAATAATGCCAAATATAAAGTTAAGAATGGCACTACGATTACTTTCCAAAAGAACGACAAATGCTTGGTTCATTACATTAATGGCAACCAACAGAAAAAGCTTATTATCGCAAAATTATAGAAAGGAGATTTATGGCTATACCTCAAAAACAAATTGACTCTTATGATGTGGCTGAGATTTCCGATGATACAGTTTTTATTGCCGTTGATAACGGTAAAACAATAAATACAAAGGGTGAGGATATATCAAACTATGTCATACAAAGTTTACGTTATGCTACTAGGGCTGATATAGATAAACTCTTTAAACAATAAGGAGGAAAATCATGCCTAATATTAGTGAATCCATTCTAACATTAAGTGGAATGGAGTATTATGAAGGGAAAAATAAGGATAGACTGGATTCTGGACTGGCAAAGAAAGCTGAAAAAGCGCATACACATAATAGTGAAGATATTATATCGTTAGATGCTTCAAAATTAACTGGTATGATTGATTTGGCTAGACTTCCGCAGGGAGCATTGGAGAGATTATATCCCGTTGATAATGATGAAGCAAGATTTGCACTTACAATCAACGAAGTTCAAAACGGTGATACTGTAAAAGTAAATGATACGAAAATGCTTTATATTGTCGTTGATGATACAAAATTATCGTCTGAAGAAGGTTATACGGAATACACAGCTGGACTAGCATCGTCTGTACCATGGACAGGGGTAACGGATAAACCAGATACATATACGCCATCTAAACACTCTCATACTGTATCAGAAATTACAGATTTTCCTGAGAGTATGCCAGCATCTGATGTGAGTGATTGGGCTAAAGCTGCAACTAAACCTGATTACACTAAAGATGAAGTCGGATTGCCAAATGTAGATAATACTGCTGATGCAGATAAAAGTGTTAAACATGCAACAAGTGCTGACAGTGCAGCAAATGCATCTAAGGTTAATAATCATACCGTAGAATCTGATGTTCCTGCAAATGCAGTATTTACAGATACAGATACATGGATACCTTTTGTTGGAGCTACTGCGGATAATCCAGGTACAGCAGGTTATATTCCTGCACCATCCGTTGGTGATCAAGAAAAGTTTTTCTGTGGAGATGGTACATATAAAGAAATTAAGGCAACTAACGCTCATGGATTTGTAAATCAGGATGAAGAACCTGTCAATCAATCCACGGGCGATGAATGGTTAAAAGATTATGAATAGGAGGTAATTCATCATGGCTATTTTGTCAACTCCAATATTATCTTCTGTTCAAGCATTTGATCCAACAAATATAGAAGTATTTCAATTTTATTATTCAGGTAATCAGATTGAAAAAAAAAGAGTTGTTATAACAGATAATACAACGTTTGAAACTGTATTAGATGACACGCAATTAGGTATGAAATTGTCATATGAGCTTGCTGCTAATACATTAAAACCTGGACAATATTCTATTCAAATTCAAGTATTTGACTTTGACGGTAATTCTAGTGAGTTGTCTCAGCCAGTACTCTTCTATTGTTTCTCTACTCCACAGCTCACATTTGTTGATTTCAAAAAGAGAGTTAATAAATCAAGTATAGATGTCAAAATTTCTTATTCCCAAGCCGAAAATGATTGTTTAAAAGAATACGTTTTATATTTATATGATTCAGAGAAAAGATTAGTTGGGCAGTCTAGTGTATTCTATAATCTTGATAATCCAACTTACACATTTTATGGAATTAAGAATATTACTTCGTATTATGTAAGATGTGTTGGTAAAACTGTACATGATATGGATGCTGATACTGGTTATTGGGAATTTACGGCAGCTTATATCGTGCAACCTAATAACATGGTTATCCAAGTAGTGAACAATCGTTGTGAAGGATATATTACGGTTGATTGTAATATCGTAGATATTGGATTCAACGTGGATGGAAATGATCCAATATTTAAAGATGGAGAGGTTATTCTTGATAATTCCAAGGTAACATATACATCAGGATATGATTTTTCTGATTCATTTAGTATGTTTGTTAAAGCAAGAAATGTCCCTCTGAATAAATCATTTTTTGGATATACGACATCTGATGGTGAAGTATCTTTGTCAATACAAAAAATAGCTACTGCATATTATTGTGTATTAAAAGCAACATCTGTGTTAAGTAATTATGTTAGATATGTAGAGTTGCCAGATGCTATTCTGCTAGATAAAAAAGATAATCAAGTTACTGATACAGATTCAAATGTGACTATGGTATCGTTAAATAACGATGGTACTTTTCCAGTTATATTCGAAGTAAAACGTAATGATAATTTATATAACCTGAAAGTTTATTATGAAGAAGATGGTTATGTTAAAGCATAAAGGAGGTGGACTGACATGCTTTTTCTTGGAACTACTTTTTTGGGAGCTAGGTATGTTATGGATCCATCTCCCACTAAGGCAAAAGATGTAAAAAATATTTATATAAATAATGGTACATTTGATCAGTTATTTGTTTCAAAAAATCCTGATTTAAAAGCAGAGAATAGATTTGATGACTGGGATTATGATACTATTCTTAATGCCGATTTTGATGATGGCACACTTGAAGCCGGTAACTCTGGATTCTCATTAAGGAATACAGATTATGTAGTTATTAAATGTAGGCAAGTTGATGATCTTGAATGGAGAACTATATATACTAAGAAGATCAACGTAGAAGAAGATTTTAAAATTAATACAAAGGATTATTTCGAACCATCTAATACACAACTTGAATATATGGTTGTATCTGTATGTAATGGCATTGAAAATACTTATGTTACAAGAGAGCTTAAATCTGAATTTGACGGATTATTTATCTGCGATAAAAATGAAATCTTTGGCACGTTATATAACCTTGATACAATGGACACTACAAGAAATACACAATCATCAACTGTTGATCTCTTGAATAGTCAATATCCTACTGTAATCAGTAATGGACAATCTAATTATGATTCTGGTACTGCTTCAGGTGTATTTATCAAATTCAACCAAGATAATCATACAATTGACATACCTAGTGGATTAAAACATCATTCTGAACTTAAAAACTGGCTTGCCAACAAAAAGCCAAAGATACTTAAATTCCACGATGGTCGCATATGGTTAATAAGTGTTACAGGAGGAATTACGGATTCAGGAGATTCAATTAATGCTTTAAGAAAGATTAGCTTTGATTGGGTAGAGATTGGAAAGCCTGATTCAGAAACGTTATATAATTGTGATTTGTCTGATATTGGAAGGGAATGGTGGCATTAATGAATTATGTTATTACCGAGCTTGATAAGCAAACCATTTTACAACCTACACTAAAATATATATATAGGATTACAATAACTGATGATAATGGAAATGTATTGCAAGTAATGGATGACGTTACTCCGTCCAACTATGACATATCTTCTGATAATCAAATTAGACGGAACATACAGAGTACTATTCAAAACATTAAAAATGTTGAAGAATGGATGAATTTATACATGCGTCTAAATTTCGTATTTGATATTGGTGTGTTTAATTATTTTAAAGGTAATTATATTTGGTATCCTTGCGGCACGTATGTACTTACAGATAGTAGCACAACATATGATGCAACAAATAATTTATTGTCTACGACATTAATGGATTGGTTTGCTAAGATGGATGGAACACGCAACGGACAAGTTGGTGGTGCTCCTACCATTGTAATTCAGCAAAATGATGCCGATGGCAAAGCTACTACTATTCAAAAAGCTTTAAGAAATTTTATCACAGCTGAAAAGATTACTGATAAAATTTTAATTGAGGATATTGGTGAATTTTATGGCCAGCAATCTACTAATCCTGATAAATATGAAGAGTATCGTAAAGAAAATCCTGATTGGAATAAAATGCCATATGATCTTGAATTTTCCGCAGGAGATACACAAGCTACTATTGTGGCAGGAGTTACTGATCTATATCCAAATGTTCAAGCATATTTTGATGTTTATAATAATTTCTGCTGTAATATGGTTCCGTCTTGCGTGAATGATCCAGTTGTTTTGGATAATGATTTTTTACAAAAAGTTTTAATATCTGATAATTCAGAAAGTACTACATATTCGCTCTCTTCTATCAAAAATGTTACAGAAGTCTTTGGCAAATCATATGAGATAGATCGGGATGTAGATGATAAATGTGAAGAGTCTAATGGTGTATTTACTCTCACATTAGATAAGTATGATGAATATACTGAGTATCAAATCATATCATTTAAACCAAAAGTAACAAATACTGATAATACACAAATAAAAATCAACTCATTACCGGCTTTCCCAGTCTACAATGAATATTCTACCACTTCTATCGCTTCAGGCACTTTTATCCCTAATGAGGTTAATACTATTATGCTAAGAAAAAAAGACGAAATATGGATTTCATATTATCTTGGTCAGTACCAGCCTCATGCTTTATGCGTGTTAACTGCGGATGAAAATGACAAGAAGTACACTAAAAAGTATTTTGCAGACAAATATAATTGCAAAAATATTACATTTAGGATTGAACCTGAAAGTCCATATACTATTCAAAAAATTGGAGAAGTATTTGATGTAAAGACTGGTGATGAATTTGATAATATCATATCTGAATCTGTGGCAGCGCAAAATGCAGTATACTTTAATCAGCAAGCTTCATCTATGAATGAAACAATTGAAATTAGTACGAAGATGTTACCATGGTTAGATATTAACATAAAAGTTGAATATAAAAAAATAAATAGTAATGATATTAGGCAATATATTATAAAAAATATTTCGAATGATTTGAGTAGCGGAATCTCTACTATCACATTGCAAAGATTTTATCCATTATATTTTGTTTGATATATTTTAATATATGAGTGTATATATAATGGCAAGTTAGACTTTGCGCAAAACCACAATCCAGTAACCGATTATATTATTATCGCCTGTACTCTGCGGATATGTGTTGATCGTGACTTTACCATTCTCTAAAAAAGTCCGCTCATGGATCAAATTTGCGCTAGTTCCTAGGATACGTTTTGTAACCAAGGGGATATCTGTAGCTAGAATTTTACTGTCAGATAAAATCAGATCAAACGGTGTACCAGACACCGTTCCATTTTTCTCAACATATCCGCTGACAACAATTGTATGGCCGCTTAACTTGCCATTTATAGCAAGTTTATTTGAAATATTTTTGATGTATTTTAATATAATTGAATGGCAAGTTAAGTATTACAAACAATGTATTTGGAATTAATACAAGTATTGGTATTTCTGTTGTTTCTGCTAACTGTTCTGTGTGCGTAAATAATATGTATT